GGATTTTGTTTCGCACCTTGGGCAGCAGATCGTCGGGGATGCCGGGGATGGAATCTGGGGTTTTGTCAGAAATATGTGGGCTTTTTTCCGACACAACTTTGCCGGTTTTCTGCCGGTAGCCGGTTTGGTAGAGGAGTTGACGGCTGCCGGGTTGCCAGTGGGGGAAGTTTTGCTTTTCGACAAGTCCGTCGCGGATCGCGCTGGCGAGTATTTTTGGCACCTCGCTTGGCTCGCAATCGAGGTCGGCGGCGATTTCGTCGGCGGTGCTCCAGCCGGGCGGGAGCGAGTTGGATTTTTTGGCAAGGTGTTTCCAGGTCATAGGTAGATGGGGGAGGTCATGGTGCGGCCGCGCTTCTTATCGAGCAGGAAATAGGTCTGGATTGGTGGCTCGAAAGCGGCTTTGACTACGCTCAAAGCATAAGCGTTGTAGCCAATGAGGCTGCCGTTGCAGAGCCATGTGCGTGACTGCTGGAATTGGTGCCAGTGGCCGAAGAGATCAAGGTCGGCTCGGTTCGGCGATTTATTCCATGAAGCGATTGCCTTTTCTGTCGGGATGGTAAGGCCCCCGATGCCGCCTTGAAATTTGAGCCCGTCGCCGTGATGGAATCGCAAGCGGCGGCCATACACTTCCATGAAGTTGAAATAGCTGTCTGCAATCTGAAATTCGATTTGCTGGTCATCGATGAAGCGGCCTTCGAGGATTTTGTAGAGAAGCCACTCGTAGCTGTGCGCGGCACCTGTGGCGTGGCGGGGCTTTTGCGTGGTGCGTCCGTGGTTGCCGTAAGATGTCGGAATCAAGATGCGCTTGAAGTGGGGCTTGAGCGTGGCGAGGCCATCGGCGAGCCGGTCTTGGAGCCAGAGGATGACTTGCGTCGGGGTTTTGGAGTTCGATTCGGCAAGCTCTTCGTGAATCATTCCGGTCATTAAATCGCCGCCGAGCCAGAGGATGAGGTCGTCGATCTTGGCTCCGTGGCGTTCGATCTCGGTAAGGCGGGCGATGGTGGAGAAAAATTTTTCGATGCGGGTCTTAGCGATGGGCAGGCGGTATTCGTTCAAGCCATTCACCGATGCCGCTTCCACCGTCTCTTCCACATGCCAATCGCTGGCCAGTGCGATGGCGACGGCTTCGGCCTTGTCGTTCATCGAGACGGAGAGCGGCTGCGGGCGGATGCGTGTCTTGCCGAGGCTCAAGGCGATGCCGAGTTGTTTCTCTAGGCTTTCGACGCTCGCTTGGTATTGCGCGAGCTTGGCTTTGAGCGCATCGACTTCCGTCTTATGCGCCTTGTCCGCTTGCTCGCGGGCTATGGAACTCCAGGATGTTTTCATGCTTCTTCCTCGGTGAGTAGGTAAGGGATTGTCTTCTGCCCGGCGCGGTCCATTTCGGAATAGACCAGGGAAATGAAAGACTCCCACTGGCTGGGGTAAATGGTCTGGCAGCCTTCGCTGCTGGTGGTGCGGAAGCCGCCTTTGTGGATGTTGATGGCGATGCCCATGCTGTCGCCTGTGCCGTCGCGGGTCACAGGGAGTTCCTCGGCGGGGTTTGCGGGCCGCAAGGCGGGATAGCCGCCGCCGGGCTTGCTCAGGCCGTGCTTGCCTTTGCGGTAGCGATGCACGCCGGGCTTTAAAACAGCGATGCCTTTGCGGCGGATCGAGGGATCGGTGTTGGCGTTGAAGCTGGCGTAGGCGTTTGGCGAGACGAGGAAAATGGCGTCGTCATAGATGCCTCGGTCGTTCTCGCCGGGCACTCCCATGCTGTCGCGGTAGTAGCCTCGAATACCCACAAGCGCCACGGCATCATCCACGCGGGCCTTGGTGAGCAGGGCTTGCGTCTTGGACTTGGCTTGTTGTGGGCGGCTCGGGGGGAGCATGGGGAGTTTTAAGGATTAAGTTTTAAGTTTTAAGGCTCCCTCTGTGCTCTCTGTGTCCTCTGTGGTTATTTATCCTTGAGGGCTGGCACCTCGGGCAGCGTGTAGCTGAATTGCCCGTAGTCCGTCTGGAGCGAGATGCCCAGCGTGCTGCACCCGCCGAGGAGCAGAAGGGCTCCTACGGCAAACGCGGTGGCCAGCAGGCCGGTCACGATCTGGGCGGGAGGGATCATTTCGATTCCTTGCGGAAAACTTCGATCAAACCAATGATTGCTGCCACGGCGGCGGCGATGGCGTTGACCTGGGCTGGGTCGAGAGCAACCCCAGCAAGACCGGCAAGGATGGCGAGGCCACGGAATGTGGAAGGTTCTTTAAGGCGGGAGATGATGTTATTCATGGGGGTGGTGGTTTTTGGTCCAGTTGCGGACGATGACTGCGAAGGACGCCAAGCCAACGGCACAGCCGATGAGCAGCGAGGCGATGCGCAGCCAGGCTTCTATCTCCGGGAGCAGCGACACCGTGAGCCCCGTCGCCGTAGCGACGAGGCCGGTGAAGGAAGCGGCGGCTTGATGGTGGTCCATTGTTAGCTGAGGGCGGCGGCGAGCTGCGCTCCGGTGGTCGAGACCGTCGAAACCTGGGCAAGGCGGTCTGTGTTGAGCAGGTCCGTTTTGGCTTTGATGGCCGAGATGTTCGCGCTCGGGATGTCGCCGGTCGCTGCTGGCGATGCTGGCAGCGCGTCTGTCTTGGCTTTGATTGCCGTGATGTCGGAGGTCGGGATGTTGGCTGCGGTCGCCCGGCTGGAGATTGAGGCATCCACTCGCCCAAGCTCAACCGAAAGCTCAGTTCTCACCTGTGACGCTATCGCCGAGGCCGAAGGCACGCTCGGCGCGTTGGTCAGAGTGTCCACCGTTCCGCCCGTTACGGTGCGAGTCGCTTGGCTCCAAACGGCTGCTGCGTTTTGAGCTGCTGATGGCGCGCTACTGGCGACTTCAGCGGTTCCGTCCCACACGATGCTGCCGCTGCCGACATTGGCTCCGGCGGCGCGGAATGCGATTTGGTAGGTTCCTGAGCTGCCAGCCATATTGCCGGAGTAGAATCCGGTGCTTCCGGTTTCCGGGCAGGAGATGGCAGAGCCTACGGCGGCTCCGTTTTGGTATGGCTGGGCGGTGACGGTGAGGCCGGTAGTGGCGAGGGCGATGTTGAGTTCGTTTGGCATTGGTCGTGGTTGGTTAGGAGTTAGCTGGAATCCACTGGCGCTCTACGCGGTCGGCGAACCAGACGAGGTTTGGTTCCCAGTTGCCGCTTTCGGGTTGCTCGATTTTGACAAGCGGGACAATTTGCGGATCGACCCAATCCTCCGGGCAAGGGTATGGGCGGATGGTGTCGATGCGTGGCTCGTCGTTTTCGTCCAGCACGATGCTGGCGAGTTCTTGGCGTCCGTCTGCGAATATAAGTCCGTATGTTCTCATGATTGTGTTTTAGTTAAATTCCGTATGCGATTTCAACGGCATCTACCGAAGCGACCCAGCGCCAAGTTTCTGCTGCAATGCCGGTAACGCTGACATTAAGAGCGTCGTTTGTGTCGTTTGCTGAAAGCGAGATGCTGGTTCCAGCGGCGTTGTCTGTGCCAATCGTGACGGGGGCGTAAACCTGACTCGTCGTGCCAGCGACATTCTTGAGAGCATACTGGCGAATGTAGTGAGCGACCGCCGCGCCTGTGCTGGACACGCCTGCAATGTTGATTGTCATAGCGACAACCTTGCCGGACGGGATTGTCAACCTTGTTGAGGAATCAAGTAAAAGCTCAGTTGCTGTGTTATTTGTTGTTTTTCGTCGCAAAACAAACCTTGCTCGCTGCACATCTCCGTTGACTGCAAAAGCTCCGACTGCGTGAGCATTCATCCCTATGCGGTCTGCAACTGCGGCATGGCCAGCAAAAACGCCAGCGTATTGCGCCGAGACTGCGGCTTGCGCCCCTCCACCAATTACGGCAACCGAGCCAGTGCCCGAAGCAGTTGTGAATTGCCCGCCAATACAAACTGCGCGATCACCTGACGCAGTTACACTGCTGTCAGTTCCAATCGCAATCGATTGGTTGCCGCTCGCGGTGGACGATGACCCGATTGCGATGCAGTTATTTGCGCCGCTCGCATTCCCGGAAATCGAAATCGCATTTGCCCCTACCGCCGTTGCTCGACGGCCAATAGCAACGGAATCCGCACCGCTTGCAACTTG